TCTATATTATGTTTAATTTTATTTATTTTTTATGACACTAGCAGCAGTTAGGCCAAAAACTATTGTTGTTGGTGTTTCTGATACTGGCCATAGAGTTGCAGAGGATCATCCTAACCATAATCCTCGTATTACTCAGGTGGTCGTTGATGCATTGCGAGAACTAAACGAAGAAGGTATTGGCTATGGCTGTCTTTCTATCATGTTTGGTATTTCTCGTGGTTACATAGCTCAGATCTGTCGTTACGAAAAACGTGTTTCCTATGCAACTCGCTACAAAACAATCCAAGTTAGGTAGACCTTCTACTAAACCTGATCCAAAAATTGTTGATGAAATAATTGAATGGATTGCTCATGGTAATACTTTGAGGTCTTATTGCAGACAGAAAAATAAACCAAATTGGAGAACTATTTATAACTGGTTGGAAAAAGATGATGGAGACTTTCTCACACGTTTCGCGCACGCGCGAGACATGGGGGCAGACGCAATAGCGGAAGAGTGCTTGGAGATAATAGATGCCCCTCCTCCTTTGTGCGGTTCTGAGGGCAATACAAGGCTAGATCCGGCAGCCGTACAAATGCAGAAGAACAGGGTAGAAGCAAGATTGAAATTGTTGGCAAAATGGAATCCTAAAAAGTACGGAGAGAAAGTAGGGGTTGAAGCAGGTGGATCTATATCTCTGAACATTTCAACAGGCGTTCCACAGGCGTGAGACAACCGTTAATAAAACTGGATTACACTCCGAGAAAATGGCAGTATAGGTGTCACGTTAATAAGCAAAGGTTTAGCGTTTACGCATTGCACAGGCGATCAGGTAAGACAGAACTGGCCATTATGGAGCTAATTGATAAGGCCATGAAAACAGACAAAGAACTATCTATGTTTGTTTATGTTGCACCGTTTCTGAGACAGGCAAAAGCAATTGCATGGGCTAGGTTGAAGTCCAAGATAGAACCATTGCGTAGAACGTCTGTAATCGAGATTAACGAGGGTGAGCTATCGGTCAGGTTTAAACATAATGGAGCGATCATTAGATTGTTTGGTGGAGACAATCCTGATGCCATGCGTGGATTACGTCTAGACGGCATAGTCATGGATGAGGTCGCACAGTTAAAAAACGAGCTATGGACAGACATAGTCCAGCCAGCACTATCTGACCGTCTTGGTTGGTCGATATTTATCGGTACACCTAGTGGCATTAACTTGTTCTCTGAGTTGTACTACAAAGCCATAGATGAGGACGATTGGACAGCAGCCAGATACACAGTATTTGACACAGATAGCTTGCATCCCAATGAGGTAAAAAGGTTACAACGTGATATGAGTGAGACATCGTTTGCAAGGGAATATCTATGTGACTTTTCTGCCCAAGGTGATGACCAGTTAATCGCATTGGCAGATACCGAGGATGCAGCAAAGAGGACATACCAAGCAGATCATGTAAAACTGTCACCAATAATCCTAGGAATTGACCCTGCCAGATTTGGTGATGACCGATCTGTAGTGTTCCGTAGGCAAGGTAGGCAAGCATTCAAGCCTGTTGTATATCGAGGTATAGACAACATGGAACTAGCCACCAGAGTAGCCAACCTGATAGAGCAACATAACCCAGATGCAGTGTTCTGTGATGCAGGTGCTGGTAGTGGTGTAATCGACAGATTACGGCAACTTAAATACGATGTAATCGAAATACCATTTGGTGGCAAGGCAATGAAACCAGAGCAGTACATTAACCGTAGAAGTGAAATGTGGTGGTTAATGAAACAATGGATAGAAGAAGGAGGTGCAATACCAAACGACATAGCCCTAAAACAAGAGTTAGCAACACCGATATACTGGTACGACAATGTTGGTAGGCGTGTATTGGAAAGTAAGGATCAGATAAAGAAAAGATTGCAGGGAGCAGGGTCACCAGATTTAGCTGATGCGCTAGCACTAACTTTTGCGCTGCCAGTAGCCAAGAAAGAAATGGAAGACATATACATTAAAAGACGTAACGAAAGCAAGCAGAAGGTGGAATATGACCCATACAGCAGACTCTAACTTTGTTCGTATAGCAGATGGTTTAGATGTAAAGCCATTGCTTAAGTTACTTGATGCCAAACCTGAGTTATGGAAAGAAATAAAACATCGTCAACATTTTACTGGCACACCACATAAAGATACTGAGTCAATATACGTTAGAGGGCCACTAAAAATGACACCTTATTACGTCATGTACGACATAGGATCGTATGACTACCCAAGTATGGAGTATTTAAAGCCAGCATTAGTACCTTTAATGCGACCAATATTAGAAAAACTAGAAGTAACAGAGATGGGTAGAGTACTTATTGTCAATCTTAAGCATGGTGGTCATGTAACCAAACATAACGACCAAGGAACGTATGCAGATCACTATTCCAGATTCCATTTAGTAGTTACATCTAACGAGTGGTGTAGCCAAACTTGCGGAGATCAGAAGCAAAAGTTTGAGGTAGGTGACGTTTGGTGGTTTAACCATAAGAAACTACACACTGCGGACAATGTTGGCACGACAGACAGAGTGCATATAATATTTGATTGTGTAACTAAATATCCTTTATGACTAGTGTGACCGTAACTAACGAAACTAAAGCTACTGTAAACGAAAGTAGAGTACCTAAAACAGAGATTAGACTCTGCACCTACGATGAATTTATTGTTTTAGCAGATCCATTGTTTGAAGAGCATTACGAAGAGATTGCTCGCAACAAACAAATAATGAAGCTAAAACCAAATTATCAACTGTATGAAGCATTAAATTCAACAGGTTGGTTATTCATCTATGTAGCAATGCGAGATGATGTTTGTATTGGTTATTCTATGAACATAATGATGCATCACCTGCATTATGCTGACCTAAGAATTGCTCAGAATGACATTTTGTTTGTCAAAAAGGAGTTCAGAGGTGGACGATTAGGTTTACGCTTGTTGAAAGTAACAGAGGATCATGCCAGATCTGAAGGCTGCAAACTTATGTTATGGCACGCTAAAGAAAACACCGCTTTAGCAGAGTTGCTACCAAAATTAAAATATGGTGTACAAGAGATCATGTATTCTAAGGAGATTTAAAAATGGTAGTTACAGCCGTTGTAGCCACAGTTGCCAGTACCGCAGTTCAGTATGTACAAGGTAGGCAGCAACAAAAAATGCAAGAAAGACAATTAGCACAGCAAAAAGCTGCTAATCAAAAAGCTGCTGCACAAGCAGAGAAACAGCAAGAAGCTAACGAGATTGCACAAAACAAAGCCAATAGAAAGGCAGCAGACGTTAGTGGTATTAATGCAGGTATTGAAGCAAGACAAGGTGAAGGTGGCGGTGGCACATTGCTTACTGGTCAAGGTGGTGTAGCAGGTGACGAATTAAATCTAGGTGGCAACACATTATTAGGCGGTTAATCAATGAAAACCAAGAGACAACAACTGTTGACGAGGTGGGGTCATCTCAGATCAGAGAGGGCTACTTGGTGGTCACATTGGCAAGAAGTAACTACATATCTATTACCAAGGAACGGACGTTATTTTGAGCAAGATAGAAACAAAGGACATAGAAGACATAACTCGATATATGACAATACTGGTACAAGAGCATTAAGAACACTAGGTGCTGGCATGATGGCAGGTGCAACATCCCCTGCTAGACCTTGGTTTCGACTAGGAACTACAGATCCAGACCTAAATAAGTACCCACCAGTACAGTTATGGCTGGCTGATGTAACAGAACGTATGCAATTAGTGTTTACTAAGTCCAATACATACCGAACATTACATGGAATATACGAAGAACTTGGAGCATTTGGTACGGCTGGCTCTATTGTCCTCCCCGATAGCAAAAACGCTATACATCATTACCCTGTAACTATTGGAGAATACGCAATAGCTACGGATTATCAAGGCAGAGTTAACACTTTGTACAGAGAATTCCAAAAAACAGTGGGAGAAGTGGTAAGAGAGTTTGGATATAACAAATGTTCAACGTCCGTTAAAAATCTGTTTGACAGAGGTTCATTAGATCAGTGGATTACTATCATTCATGCAATAGAACCAAGGGATGATAGAGAGCGTGACTTTAAAAAGAAGGACAATATGAACATGAAATACAAGTCTTGTTACTTTGAGCAAGGTGGTGATGGCGAACAAGTGCTAAGAGAGAGTGGATTTAGAGATTTCCCTGCCATTATTCCTAGATGGGGCATAGCAGGTGGCGATATTTATGGCAATTCACCGGGAATGGAAGCATTAGGTGACATAAAACAGCTACAACATGAGCAATTACGCAAGGCACAGGGCATTGATTACCAAACAAAGCCACCATTGCAAGTACCTAGCTACATGAAAAACAGAGATGTGGACAGTTTACCCGGTGGTGTTACGTTTGTTGATGGTCAGCAAGGCAAAATAGAGACAGCATTTAACGTAAATTTAAATTTAAATCATTTATTGCAAGATATACAGGATGTTCGTGGTCGTATAAATAGTAGTTTTTACGCTGATTTGTTTCTTATGTTGGCTAATGCAACTGATACACGCATGACAGCGACAGAAGTAGCAGAACGTCATGAAGAAAAACTGCTTATGTTAGGGCCAGTATTGGAAAGATTACATAACGAGTTATTAGATCCATTGATTGATAATACATTTAACAGGATGGTAGAAGCTGGCCTAGTACCACCAGCACCAGAAGAGTTGCAAGGCACTGAATTAAACGTAGAATTTGTATCTATGTTGGCACAAGCGCAACGTGCAATTGGTACAAACAGCGTAGATAGGTACACAAATACAATGGGCATGATTGCACAGATGAAACCAGATGTACTTGATAAGTTTGATTCTGACAAATGGGCTAATGCATATGCAGAAATGTTAGGTATTGATCCAGAATTAATTGTGCCTGATAAACAGGTAGCAAGAATACGTCAGGAAAGAGCGCAAGCACAGCAGCAAATGGCACAAAGAGAAGCACAAAATCAAGCAGTAGAAAACATGACTAAGTTAAATAACTCTAAAACTGGCGAACCATCTATGATGGATGTAGTAGGTCAGTTTAGTGGCTACAATTCACCAACACCATTGGAGGTATAAATGGATTTAATTGATTTAAAAAAAGACCCACAACCCATTGACAGCAATGAGATGTACGAAGAACCGATGTATAGCTACGGTTTGTGTATATCGTTAGGTAGAGAAGAGCTAGAAAAGTTAGGTATAGAAAAATTACCAGAAGCTGGTAGTGAAATGATGATTAAAGGTATAGCCTATGTCAAAACTGTTAGGGAAAGTAAAGAAAAAGATGGTGTTGAGCAAAATGTAGAGCTACAAATAACTGCAATGGGTATAGAACCATTTGATAAAAGTGGCGATCAGGCAGAGGGATTGTATGGTGAGAAGGCAGCGACAGCACCACCCAAGGCAGAACCTGCTACTAAAACAGCTACATACTTAGCATAGGAGGTTATTATGGGTAAAAAAGACATTAAAACACCGGGCAATATTAAGTTTGGCGATATGTCAGCTACAGCACGCATGAATTATTTAAGAATGCTAGATAAAAAAAATAAAGAAGAAGAAGAGAAAAAATTAAAAAAATTATACAACAAATCAAATATGGGAGGTAAATAATGTTTGGTAAAAAAAAAGACACTAACAAAGAAGGCGTAATAACTAATATACAAAGAAGAAAAATACAATTAATAAAAACAAAAATGGATGCGGGGATGGCTACTGAAAAAGATAAAAAAGATTTAGATAAACTTAAAAAACTTTACCCATCAATGTTTGATTAATTATGAGTTTATACGAAAACATTCACAAGAAACGCAAAAGAATTAAAGCCGGATCTGGCGAGCGTATGAAAAAACCGGGTGAAAAAGGTAGACCAAGTGCTAAAGATTTTAAAGATGCAGCAAAAACTGCAAAGAAAATGTATCCTAATCAAAAATAGGTGTGACCGTAAACCAGTTATAACTAGATATATTAGAGCATGAGCGAATATAATCCCCTCGATCTAAAAGGTCAACAAAAATCTAAAGACAGTAAAAAGTCTGTAGAAAGAATTGACCGACAGAACGAG